ACCAATGACCCTTCTGCATTCTTTGACTCCCTAGAAAACGGAGATTCGTCTCCTGAAAAACAGGGAAATTCGTACGATGCCCTCATATCTGGCGAGCTTGATAAAGAGCCCTCAACGGCACCGGCCACCGCCAAGAGCGACCCCGCCGCGTTCTTCGACGGACTTCAAAAAGATTCAGCTACCGCCGATCAGCCGAAGGACGCTTCCGCGCCAAGCGCTTTCGATCAGAAGCTGATCGCGTCCAAGGGGGCTCCTCTTGATACCGAAACCAAGAAGTGGCTGGACATGGAAGATGATCCAGATCAACTCCAAAAAATTAAGGAAACAACTCCTTGGGTTCCACTATCCGACGCACAACATCGTACATTGTATGAAAAAATGCGACATGGAGGACTTTCTGGAGCACTTCCATCCACGCAGGATGTTGGAAATTTTATCGGACAGTTCTTGTTTACCCCGGCCAAGGCGATCGGAAAAATCGGCAAGGACTTAGCTTTGTCAACCTTGGATGCGCAGAATGACCCATATTTTCAGGAGCACCCAGAAGACGCGCCTAATCCAAATGTGCCAAAAGACATCAAGGATGTGGTTTCGGCAATTCCCGAAAACATCCGAGACCTCAACAGGACAAGGAGACAGGTGGCTGATGGTGGAACCCTGCTTTCTGACATAACTCAAGAAGGTCTTGGACTACACAGCTACGACGACTCATTCAAAAACTATCTTGCCCGCGAAAGACTCCATGAGCACGACGCGGCCTATGACGCGAACAATCCGAGCACATGGGGTCAAACCGTTGATTATTTATCCCCGACCTACAAGCCAGCTCTTGCCGCCATTGCTCGCTACGCAGGGCCAGACCGCGAATCGATCAAGCATGAATTTGCCAACCAGATTACTGACGAGCAAGCGAGCGCTATTCAGGACAAGCGGGCCAACGACGCTGCGCAGCAATCCATTCAGGACGTTGTTCAAAGTGAGAACGAGCACCCTGAAGACAAAGACCTTCAGATGCTTGGGTCTTTCTTGCCGATGGGCAATTGGTTTGATGTTGGCGGAAGAGCCATTGGAGCCACTGGATCAGGAATCAAGTCACTGTCTCAGATTGGAAAAACTTCTGAAGAAATTAACGCGGCAATCAAGGCATCAATGGCTGCGAAATCAGCAAACCCAATTGGCCCCATCGGCAAGATGATGCAGGGCGTTGGAAATGCTGGCGGAGCCGTTGATCGCTTCGGACAAAAGATCAACCAAGCGACCGAGAATGCGTTGTCTTACATTCCAGGGCCAGTCCGCCCAATGCTTGCCCGACACCTTCCCCTCGCTGGGATTGGGGCTGCTGCCGGTGCATATGAGGCCGAACAAAACCCGGGAGACCTTGGAAGCAAGGCCCTGTCATTCCTGAAAGGATTTGGAGGTGCCGAGATCGCCGCTCGCGTTCCAAGGGCCTTGGAAGACGTTGGTGATAGCGTTGGTGTTGCCGCCGGAGGAAACACCGGAGCATTCAAGACCGCCGCGATCAACCCTGACTCAGCGCCATTTACAAGACTGACCCTCAAAGCCCTTGGCGCTGGGAACCCAGCCGTTCTGGACTGGATAGGAAACAACGCCAAAGACTACGCCAAGAGCGGGGTGCAGATGCTGCCCCTCGCTGTTGCGATGGGTGTTGCTCAAAGTGCCGATCCGCACGAGATGGGCCAGATTCTTGGAAGCGGGCTTGCCTACATGGGTCTTGGACAGGCGTTCCACAAGGCGCTTGGCACCGACCCTGTCACTAGCCAGAGGATCAGGTCTCAAAATATGGCCGACATCCAGAAAACGCTTTCTGGAATGTATCCAGAGTCTCAAGCCAATCTTGCCCATGCGATGAGTTGGGACAACGTGATTGACGCTTCAGCGAATCGAGTAAAAGAAGCCACGGCAGAATATCAGGATGCCATAGCCAAGAAGGGCGAGGGCTCGCCAGAAGCAAACGAGGCCGCGCAAAACCTCGCAAACGCTTCCCGCGTCCACGACATGAATCAGCGTGCCAATCCCCAAACGCGCCAAGAATGGGCGATTCGGGCCGCGCAAACAGTTGCTGATGGATCACAGCTCATTAATGGCCCTCTCCGCGCCGGTAAAAATGTGCGCATTGAGGCCCTAACTACCGACCAGATCGCCCAGAAGCTCATGGAGGCCAATGCAGGAAAAATTACTCCAGAAGAGGCGCAACAGGCAGCCGAAACTGGAGCCGGTACATTCTTCAGTAGGCACAGTGAAAACCGCCTGATCGATCCATTTAAGGACGCCGTAGTGGTGAACATGGATCATGTCCTAACGCGCGAGCAAATGGGCGAGGACTTCAACAACGCATTCCATCACGAGCTTGGCCACGCCGTTGAAGCGATCCCAGAATGGCGCAACATCAACGCGGGCGCTCGCGAGACGCTGTTTGGAACCGATCATCGCGATGTAAATGGAAACCTAATCGGCGCAACACCAAGGATTCATGACCAGAAAAAGCTCGTTGACGCCTTCAATAACACCTACGCCAAGAACCTGAAGGGTGGCGTCACGCCGCAGCAGTTCGCGGAGCGCCTCGGTCTTTGGGTAAAAGACCCTAGCCGACCAGACGACGCAGGGCACATGGACGAGCCAGCAACGGCCAAGTACATGCAGGAGGAGTTGCTGGCCGACATCAATTCTCACGGAATCAGCTCTAACTCGGGCAAGGGGTCAAATCCGCTCCTGGATTGGGCAATCACCAAGCAGGCAAACAACATCGTCGCAAGGGGCGTGCATAAGGTTCTAGGGCTTGGCGGAGGAGATGCCTGGACATCGCCCGAAACCGGTCTGAGTGTACCGCCCGAAATCATGGCGGCAAAACGCAGTGCCGTTCGTGCGCTGAAAAAGCTCAATGGCGAGCTTTCTTCTTCTATTCCGCTCAATGGCCCAGCCAATGATTTTGCCAAGAAATTCGGGCTGAAAGAGCGCAACGGAGATACTGTCTCGCGCTCTGAGATGATGGCCAACAAGGCGCTGCTTGAGCACTACGGAAAAGACAGCGGACTCTTCAAGACGGAGATGCAGGCCATAATTACCGATGCGCAGGGAAATCCAGTCGGAGAGCCGATTAAAATTTCCAATCCTCTGGCTTCGGAGGGTTCATGGACGCATACGACCGACGAGAACGGAAACCCAAAGATCACGCAGGCTCGGGGATATGGTCAGATTCCAGACGAAATACAAGGTCTTACAATTCCTTCCGGCGGACAAGTCCACGTCGAGAACCAGTTCGTCTATCAGCCTGATGGCGAGCCCCCAATTCTCAACAGCCCCAAGGACGTCAAAAACATTCTGAAGGCTCGCGGTGAGCTAATCCGCAATGCCATCGACAATACTCCTGATGTAGGGGCTCCAAACCGATTCCGCGCAGTCAGTGCTGATGGCCTTACCTACAAAGGCACGATGACGCCTCTCCAGATCAAATCGATCCAAGCCCTTCCAGAGTCGATTGTGCCACTGTCTATCAAGGAAAAGATTCTCACACTTAACGAGGCGATCGCACGCAACGATGGAAGCAGGTTCATTGGCGACTACGCATCGCGCATCGACAAGAATGGACGCTACGTTCCGTTCTCCTCGAAGCACATCGACTTTATCCCGGTCGGCATGCATTTCAGCAAAGACGGTCACTTCCTTGTCACCACCATTTCCGTCAGCCGCATGTTTGACAAGCTGGCCGCATGGAGAGACCGCATGCCAGCACGCCTTGCCCCATGGGGAGGTGATTCAGAGAAGTTCTTCAACGAGATGGTGTCTGACTACCTCAAGAACTGGCAGGAGGGCAGGAAGGGCGCTGAAGGGCTCGATTCAGACCCTCAGGTCGCTCAGGCCAAGGCGAACATCTACAACGATTTTCTAAACATCTACGACAAGGAAAATGAGGGCTCCAATCCTGACCGCACCCGCTTACCAAAGAAGGCCGGGAAACTTACCAAGGAAGAGCGCCGTGACAATGCCAGCAGCGACGCAAACACAATCGTCCGCTCACGCAGGCTCGACGCATTTGCTGACCTGATCCCTCATGCTGGGCCAAAGATTCCGATCGACTACGAGAAGGCCAAGATCAATTGGATGCCAGCAAGGGAATTGGATGATGAGTACACGCGAGCAGTGCAATCCACTGATCCGAATGACAACACAGCCAGAAAACTAGTTGATGAAGCAGCAAGGCGAGCTGGGTACAACCCAAATACGACATGGCACCATGGAACTGCATCTTTCGATGTGAACATCCCAAGCGGGTCTCGCGGAATAGTATCTGCCCATATTACAAAGCAGCCAGCAGAAGCGGAGGCGTTTGCCGATGCAGCACACCAACGAAACATCGACAGTGACCACGAACAAGCATCTCCATGGGTTGCAAAGTGGTACTTAAAAGACGGCGATCTATTCAATCCAGACGACGAAGATCATGTCATCCGGGTAGATCAAATCCTTGAAGAGCAGCGCAAGAAATTTAGAGCATTTCCGTCCTCGTCTGGTCTGGCAGGTCTTCGCGCCGACAAGTACAATCCATATTCTTGGAAGCAGCATATCTGGGATTTCTTTGAAAACAGGGATGTGCAGCAGGCCATAAAAGACGCCGGATTCATTGGCTACCTCGACAGGGAGTCACCCAGAAAGCCTTGGGGATATACCGAGAACGCAGCGATATTTGATTCCAATAATCTCAAGTCGGCAAATGTTCAAACATTTGACAAAGACGGGAATACAATTCCCCTCTCACAACGCTTCAATCCAAGCTCTCCCGACATCCGCTATTCTCCAGCCAAAGACCGCGAAGAATACCCAACATCCGAAGAGGGCCTGTACAGCAACCTCCAGAAAACGATCGACGCCAAAATCCAAGGTAAGGCCGCATCTCCCGAACAACTCAAGGCCCTGATTAATAATCCTCAATCAGGCATCAAGCCGGAGGAGATCAAGTGGACTGGCGTGAACGACGCCATTGATCGCATTGCCGCAGAAAATGGCGGGAAGGTTCCCAGGCAGGCGCTAATGGACTATCTGCGCAACGAGGGGGCCGTGAAGCTGGAGCGAGTTAATCCGAGAGGGAAGGAGTTCACTGACGATCAAATATCTGAAGGAAATTTTGAACTCAGGGATTATGGGGTTAGGGCGGTTTCTCGCGGAAATCATGTTGATCTCTTTAAGACGGGATCGCATCAGGCAGTGGATTATGGCGACCTTCCGCCAGACGCCCAAGATATGTACGACAGGCATTTCAGCGAAGGCCCTGTTGGAAAGTACAAGCAATACTCACTCCCAAGCGGAACAAATTATCAGGAGAAGGTTTTGACGATGCCGCCAAAAACTCCGCGCCTCAAGTTGCAGCCGAACGCGGAGGAGACAGAATATGCAGGCGAGCCAATGTTTGATGTGGTGGACTCAAAGACGGGAAATGTGCGCTATACGGGAGATGATAACGGCGCCCATGAGTACATGCAGGAGGAATATCTTTCTGGAAAAGACGCGGAATATACCTCATCCCACTTCAAAGACATCCCCAACTACGTCGCCCACATCCGAGAGAGCGATCATGTCATTGACGGTGAGAAGGGGAGGGTGATAGAGGAGTTGCAATCAGATCGCGCGCAGGCAATTCGCAAGGAGGAAAAATCGGGGGAGCAAAAAACTCCTTCAATGCCTTTTCAAAAAGACTGGCCCACACAGCTGCTAAAACGCTCCCTTATCGACGCCGTGAAGGACGGCAAGAAATGGCTGGGCTGGGTAGGCGGAGAAGAGCAGGCTGATCGCTACGATTTGAGCAAACAGGTAGATAAAATCAGTGCATGGCGCATGGAGGGTGGACTTGAGGACGGAATCTATGATGTCAACGTTACCGACAAGGACGGCAAGATGCACCAATTCAACAGCCAGACCGCCAAAGAGCTGCCCAATCTTGTCGGAAAAGAGCTTGCTGAGAAAATCGTCAACGACCCTCGCATCAGCAATGCGGGCGTGCATTTGTATGGTCTTGATCTCAAAGTCGGCGGCGAAGGGATGACTGGTTTCTACGACCAGATCGTCCCAACCGAAGTCAAGAAATTCCTCAAGAAAATCGATCCGTCCGCAACGGTCGAGCAAGCTGAAATCCCCAAAGAATCAGGCGAAGGATTTGGTCTCGGCGGAAAGCCCCGCAAAGGCGATGTGCCGATGGTGAAAATATGGAAGGTAAACATCACTCCCGAGATCGCTCGCGTTGTGAAAGAGCATGGGTTTCCTCAATTCTCACCAGCACGCAAATCGACGCCATCCACGGCGGACAATGCGATCTCCAAGGCCATGAAGGTACTGGAGGAGATGAATAGTAAAAAGAAGGTCGTGCATGGCGCTAATCCAGAATCAAAGAAGCAAGTTCTGTACCACTGGAGCAATACACCACAGACCGAGATCGACCCAGCCAAATACGGATCAGGATACGCAGGGGCAGAACGCCAGCGCCAGCGCGACTTCCCTAAGAGCTGGGTGAACCGATCGTACTACGGAGCCGAAGGTTACAGCCCGGAATCAGGGCTTGGAACATGGAAGCACTCCGTTGAGGTTGATCCAGCTAAAATTTACGACTACACCAACGACCCTGACGGCCTGCTGGAGCGTGCCGCAGACATTTCATCGGTGAAGTACCCACGGGGCGGTAAAAACGCGATGCTGACCGTTTACGAGAACCTCATCCACCGCGCCGGGTACTCCGGGTACAAGGTGGACAATGTGGTGTCGATGTTCGATAAGATGCCAGTCAAAGGAAAGGCGACTCAGGAGGCCAAGACAGCGCCAGCAGCATTCAAGCCAGAGCCATACGTTGCCCCAGAGATTGATCATCAGGCCCGAGATGAGGCGTGGCAGGCAAAATTGGCCGCAGGAGGCCCGCTTTACAGTCCAGCCAAGGAAGATGACGAGTTGTACCACATCACTCCGACCAAGAATCTCAAAAAGATCGATCAAGAAGGACTTGTGCCTGCATTCGGGCCACGATCAAAACGTCTTGGAGAGAAAAATAAAGCCATCTACACCTTCCATAATTTAGACGATGTGGATAATGCGCTGACGAATTGGCTTGGAGACGAGTTCCCGGAAAGCCAGAAACTTTCCCTGCTCAAGCTGTCCGTCCCGAAGGACGCCTCAAGGGCAACTGACAGCGCGGGGTATGAATCGGCGCTCCTTGGCGCTGTTCCAAAAGAAAAAATCACCACACTGCATAAGGATGTGGGCAGTCTCACTCGCGACCAGCTTCTTGGATTGACTTCGTATTCTCCTGCCCGATCAGGCAACGATGACATCGCAAAAATCAGCGAAGAATACGCCAAGGAGGCGGGACTTCCTTATCGGCCACACTCGGTCGCAATTCCAGTTCACGAAGAGACCGCCAAGAAGATTGCTGATTTCTACGAAGCAGCCAAAGACGATCCAACCAATCCCGAAGTTCACGGAGCCTATGAGGCGCTCGCCAGCGAGGTTGTGAACCAGTGGAAGGCATTCGAGAAGGCAGGCTATGTCGCGGAGCCTTGGACGAAGAAGGGCCAGCCATACGCAAACTCGGGAGAGATGATGGACGATGTCCGCGACAACAAGCATATCTACTACTTCACGACCGAATCAGGGTACGGAGAGGATGGAATTACCGACAAGATGCGCGAGGAGAATCCAATGCTCGGGAAGTCTGGGGTTGACTTTGGTGGAGAGAAGGATGTTCCGGTCAACGACGTGTTCCGGGTGGTGCATGACATTGTGGGACATGGAGCCCATGGATACGAATTTGGGCCGAAGGGAGAATTTAACGCATATCTCGAGCACAGCCGCATGTTCTCAGACAAGGCGAAGCCAGCGCTTGCCGCCGAAACTCTCGCCCAGAATAGCTGGGTCAACTACGGGCCTCACCTCCGCAAACCAGACGGATCGCTACCTAAGAAAGGTGAGCTGGGATACATTCCTCCAGCCGATCGTAAATTTGCAGACCAGAAAAATATCATTATCCCGCAGGATGTCTTGAAAGGAGTTGACGACTACGCGAGTGATCAGGCAATCCGGTACAGTCCGGCAAGAGACGAAGAGCATAAAAAGGCCGTCGAGTCAGGCGACATCAAGGCGGCGCAGGCGATGGTGGATGAGGCGGCGAAGAAGGCGGGATGGGGAACTGATCTCCTCCACCACGGGACGACTTATGACTTCACTGTATTCAGCAATCAGGGCGCAAATATAGAAAACGATCATGGCAAGGGATTCTATTTCACAAATACACCCGAGGATGCCGCGCAAAATTATGCAGGAGAAGGCCCTGATTTAACCAGCCGGACCGAGCGGCGCAAGGAGATGCTGGAAGACGAGATTCGCGACCTTTCTGAGAAGCAGCTTGGCAAGCTGGCGAAGCGTCTAAAAGTACCAGCGAGATACGCCGAAGTAGCAAAGGCGCTGGCTAGAGAGGAGCTAGTAGGCGGCAAGGCCAAGACTCTCAATGCCTACGTCAAGCTAGAGAAGCCTGCCGTCATTGGAGGCAAGAACGAAACTGTCCTAGAGATGATACATCCCATGGACGAAGAGGGTGAATATACTGACGAAGAACCAACCGGCTCTTTGGTTGACTTTGCAGATGCCCTGAAATTTGTGGCCGGAGATTATGGAGATGCCGAAAACATTGACGAGGCCGTGCAGGAGATTTACAGCGATGCTGAATACGATAGCGTACCCCTCTCCAAGGTCATGACAACCCTGCGAGACCATGATGCCATACGGTACGCGACAGACGACGAGGGAAATTTAGCCGCATCCGAACTGATCCGATCCGCTCTTGAAAAGGCGGGATACGACGGAATTGTGGATAACACGGTCAATAAGAAATTTGGAAGCGAGCGAAGGGTCGGGAGGGCTATGGCGGGCATGGGGCCAGACACCCATCATGTCATCGCGTTCCACCCTTGGTCTATCAAGTCAGCGGAACCTGCCACCTACGACAACGAGGGCAAATTGATCCCTCTCTCCAAGCGGTTCAATGAGGATAATAATGACATCCGATTCGCGCCCGCAAGGAACCACGCAAAAATCGAGGACTTCGCTGATCCAGAGGCCATCAAGGAACTCAAGAACAAGCGCGGTTGGGCAATAGTGACAGCCGAGTTCCCTCAGGATAAAGAAAAGACCCCGGAAGAGAATGCCGCGCTGAATGCCGACCTTACAAAATACTTAGACGATAACGGAATCGAATGGCATCAGGCGGAAGGCAGGTACACGGAGAAAAAACATAGGCCAAACGAAAATCCAGTAATTATCATCGACTCTGGCATGACTCACGCAAAGGCAGCACAGCTTGCCAAGAGGTTCGATCAGGACTCCGTTTTGACTAAGGACGGCCTTGTCTATCAAGATGAGTCCCTGACTGCGTCACGGGGCGTTAATCCACTCCCAGCAGACCAAGACAACTACTTCACAAGATACCAAGATAGCCGGTTCTCGTCCGACCTTCATTTTGACGAAGAAGGAAACCCGATCAAGCTGCCGCCAGACTCTCCAGAGGTGAAGAAGGTAAAGGGGGAGGACGCGAAGAAGACCAAGCGACCAAAGTCCTTGAATCCACTCCAAAAGTAAGACAAGATTGCACAACCTCAACACATTGACCTACCACACCAAACCAAAGAACTTCACGACATGAGCGCAGATAAATCTCCCAAAAGCCTTGCAGACATTAAAGACCCAAAGGACGTAGTCTGCATCATGGTGGACAATGGCATTTTTGGACATTTTGCCGAGCGCCTAGCAAAGACGTACAAGAAGGTGTACCTTGTTACTCCTTGGATTTCTGCGTTTCCAAAATACAACCTTACCCACGTCGGGTACGGCGTTGAGAATGTTCACATCGTTGATTCAATTTATGGCCCTCACTTCCTGGAGGCTGATTTGTTCTTTTATCCAGATATTTATTTCGGGCCGGAGCAGGAGCACCTCATCAGCCTTGGAAAGAAGGTGTGGGGGTGTCGCACAGGGGAATGCCTTGAACTCTCTAGACGCGGGATGAAGTCCATTCTCACTGCGCTTGATCTGCCGGTTGGCAAGTTCGCCCATATTGTCGGCATGGATAATCTTAGGGCCTACCTTAAAGAGCATAATAATGTCCATGTTAAAATAGACAAACATAGAGGGTCTTTTGAAACATTTAAGTCAACTAACTATGATCATGTTATGCCGAAACTGGACGAGATCGAATGTTCGCTCGGCGCATTCAAAAAAATAGTTGAGTTCACGGTAGAGGACGACCTTCCCGATTGCGTAGAGCTGGGAACTGATGCTTTTGCGATTACCGATGCCGATGGGGTTTGTCAATACCCATCTAAACTAATATCTGGAATCGAGATAAAAGATGTTGGTTTTCTAGCAAAATATACAAAATATACAGACCTCCCAAAACAACTAACTGAGTTTAATGAGGCGGTCAAGCCGGTTCTGGCCGCATATGACTGGAGGGGATTCTTCTCTACCGAAGTCCGCATCGCGCAGGGCGGAAAAAATTACATGATTGATTTCTGTTTCGACAGCGAGACAGAGGTTCTGACTCATGATGGCTGGAAGTTGTTTGCCAACACTACGGCATCCGATGCATTTGCCACGCTCAATCTCGAAAAGTTAGAGACAGAATATCAACAGGCGAGCCGGTACATTGAATATCCTTATCAGGGTAAAATGATTCATATCAGCAATCGCAAAAAATCAATTGAGTGCCTCGTTACGCCAGAGCATGAAATTCTGAGAACGGATAGAGGCAAGAATCGAATCTTTAAGGAGCGGGCCGACTCGCTTACGGACAAGGGGTTTATTCCTCGCGTCGCTCCTTATTATGGCGGCAGCGACGAGCCATTCTTTGTGCTTCCAGCATACCATCATGAGTGGGATTTTATAGGTCAATACGGACACAAGATTTGCACGAAGGTAAAAGATTGCCCAGAAGTTAAAATTCCTATTAAGGATTGGGCGGCATTTATGGGATGGTATCTTTCTGAGGGATCGACATCCAATAGTTATGTGACGCAGATTTCGCAAACCAAACTGGTAGCTGAATGCGGGGAGGTTCTGGATCGTCTTCCGTTCGACTTTGATTATGACGGAAATATGTTCCGGTGCAGCAATGTGCAGCTCGCCACCTACCTAAAGAAATACGGACTGTGTGATAAAAAATACATCCCCGACTATATACGTCACGCAAAAAAGGATGTGATCGAGGCATTCCTGCTTGCATTTTCGATGGGCGACGGAAGCTACTTAACTGACAGAGATAAGTATTACACTTCGTCAAAGGTAATGGCAGACCAATTACAGGAGCTTATCTTCAAGACCGGAAAGCTTGCCAACATTCACGCTCGGAAAACCAAGGGAACCCAAACAACAGGGTTTGTAAAAAACTACACCCGCAAGCACGATATGTACGTTCTTGAGGTTCATGACTCATTCACGGACTTCTGGTTTGAAACCCAGGCCCGCAAGTCGCAATACATCAACGAGGTAGATTACGACGGAACCGTACATTGCGTTACCGTGCCAAATGGGACGCTGTATGTTCGCAGGAAAGGGAAGCCGTTCTGGGCGTGCAACTGTGCGCGAGCCCCATCTCCGCCGGGAGAACTCTACTGTGAAATGTACAGCAACCTGCCGGAGGTCGTCTGGGCGGGGGCGAATGGTATTCTGCTTGAGCCAGAGAGTGAGTTTTCTCACGGCGTAGAGCTGATGCTTCACAGCTCATTTGCGGACAAGGGGTTTCAACCAATTTCATTTCCTAAAGAAATTGAGAGGTTTGTGAAAATCAGAAACCACTGCGTCATTGACGATGTTCACTACGCTATCCCGCAGGCCGTCGGGCTCCCTGAGTGCGGGGCCGTCATCGGAATGGGCAACAGCATTGAGGAAGCAATGGATCACGCGGTCGAAAATGCCGAGCAGGTCACAGGATACTACCTAGAGGCCAAGACCGGCGCAATCGACGACATCAAGAAGCAGCTTGATATTATGGACGAGAGGGGGCTGAACTATTTCAAATAGTGAACCGCCCCATCTCCCTCTACTCCATACCCCCTTCCCGCGCAGCCTACCCGACCGTAGGCGACTGGCGTCACAAAGCCCGTCACGACGAAATAACCTGCGCCGACATCGGAGGCGATCCCCGATCCGTGATTCTCGTGCAATTTCACGAACTCGTGGAAATGATTCTGTCTGACCTTGCCGGAATCAAAGAGGAAGATGTCACGGCCTTCGACATCTCTCACCCCGAACTCGACGAACCAGGCGACTCGCCGGACGCCCCCTATCACGCCGCCCACATGGCCGCAATGGACTTAGAGCGTCGCCTCTGCGAATACATGAACCTCCCCTGGGAAGAACACGAAGCGAACGTCGCCAAGATCGCTGACGCAGTTGACACAGCATTAGGCGTTGTGAAACAAAGTAAGACAATTCCAGTCCTGCCGTGAACTTCCGCCGCATCACCTCTGCGGTCATCCTCGGGAAACGCTACACCTTCGGCTTCGGATTCCCCGGCTCACAAAAACGCGTGGTAGACGACGGGGCGTGCCAGTACCACAACAAGCGCGTCATCATCCGATCCAAAGATCGCGGGAGAAGTGAATCGCTGTTAGAATGCGTGATCCACGAATCGCTTCACGCACGCTTTCCTGACCTATCCGAAGAGGCCGTCGATGACTTCGCCAAGCTGGCAACCAAGGTATTTACTAGGATGAGCGCCCATGAAAAATAATTAAAAATAAATCTTGTAACCCAAGCGGCTTGGGTTTATGGTCTTTTTCGTAGTCAATCAATCCAATCAATAAATCCAATGAATAAAGTAGCCGCTCGCTTCTGCGCCCGCATCGACCACTGGAACGCGACCGGAGAAATCAAATCCATTCCTGTCAGTATTATCCCTAAAAAATGAGCGCATCAACCTACCTCGCCAAACTCTACGCCACCATCCAATCCATGAAATCAAACAAACCTCCAATCAGCCTGTCCGATCCAAACTGGGTCATCTTTTCTGCCCAGAACCCCGGCGCGAAGAAGCTCGATAAATTTGAGAATCTTCGACTCCATGAAAAGTTAATACTGGAGCTAAAATCGTGCGAGGCGGATTTCCAAGAGGTCGAAGGCGTCTATGGCGGAAATGTCGAGCTGGGCGTTCTTATCAGACATCGGAACCCATACGGAAATCGTCTGGCTGCACTGATCGCCACCCAGCGCCTTCAGGAGTCCGTCCTCACGGCGGATGGATTAATCTACCGAGACGGCTCCTGCCATAAGGCAACATCCATCGTTACTTATCCCAAAAAACCAAGCGGCGATTACACAAAAATCGGGAACCAATACGTCGTCGTCACAATCGACTTCTCAAATAAAATCTAGCCATGGACTTTACCATCTTCACTTGGATCGAGCACCTAGCAAGCGTAGGCAAAAAGACCAGTGAAATCCGCCTTGGTGAGCCAGTGGTTCAGCCCCTGTTCGGCAGGGAGCAATGGGAGAAAAATCTCGCAGAGATAGGCTGCAAGATGGCCAAAACAGCCGAAAAGGGAGGACACTCAAAATCTAACAACGTCGGGATCAGAAAAACAGGATTCGCCTTCATCCAATGGCAAGAAAACCACCCTCAACTACCAATGTTCCACAAATCATGAAACTCAACAACATCTACATCGAATCACACAAAATCCCCATGGCTGTCGAGCAAGCAGCCAAGCTCATCCTGCGCCACTTCAATGTGGTATACGGCTACGGGTTCTGGGCCTTCATGGGCATCTGCTCTCGCGATTGCGTCACGATCCTTGAGATCAAGAACGCCTCCCTTCGCGGCCAGCTCAAGGGCCTGCATCGGGCTCGCAGAACGCGGGAGAAGGAGTTGGAGGAGCAGGTAGAAAAGCTCAAGCAGTGCAACGCCGCTCTACGCGCCATGAACTTTATTGTGAAGTACCAGCGCGACGATGCCAAGATGAAGCTCGGTCGCATCCGCAAATTCACACCATGAACAAACAACTGAAAATAGGCCGCAAGGCCACCATTACCAAAGGAGCCCTCTATGGATACAAGGGCGTCCTTAAAAGCAAGGCTATCTGTGCGAAGACCGGGGAGGAAGGGTTTCACTTAATGCTACCTCCCGATCGCTACCTTAATCGCTATCATCTCGTCTTCGTGACATCCGACATGCTGGAGCGTAAGCCCGGGCCGTCGAGAAATGACGCTTGACAATGTAATACAATCGCTGTATCCGCTCTTGCATGGATCAGCGAATAAATCAATCGGAATACGACCGCGCATACCAGAATGGTCTTGATGACATGCGCGAGCGGTTGATTGCGATGATCTATAACGAATACTCTGCGCAGAAAGGTTATCACGGAAAAGACCACCACGCCGTAGCAACCCTCAAAGGCTTGATACTTGACATCCGCGAGGATCAAGGTAAAGAAATTGACGCGCTCAAAAACCACACAATCAATCATGATCAAGCCAGCTAATTTTCCCGCCTTCCCTCTCCTGCCATTTCCCGGCGATGAAGAAAATCCCCCTCGCCCCGGAAACACAGGGATGAGCTGCCTTCACGTTTTTACTGCCGCTGCCTTGCCCGGTGTGATATGCTCTATCGACGAGAAAGCTACCCGCGAAGACATCGCTAAGGAAGCTGTTGATATTGCTGAAGCAGCAATGTCTGAAGTCGCACAACGCCAAGCCCGCCGCCGCTAAACCCCATGCCTCCAAAAAACCCACTCCAAAACCTCGGAACCTTCGCTCATCCCGCCAAGGCTAAAAAGCCAGCAAAAGCCATGAAGCCCGATGCCGTCAACCCTTCTGCCGTGAAACCAAAAAAGGTATCTGGCCCATCCATGGGTAAGGGCTTCACTCGCCCCAACCACGAGAACAATTTCGGACGCGTCACAAAGTCGCCGTTCGGAGCATAAAAAACAACAAACACATCCATACCCATGTCTGAAGAAACCGCCACGGCTCCAGAGCAGCCAACCAACGTCGTCGAAGGCAACTTCGGTGCCGCCGCATCTCCCGGGCCAGCCGAGCCCGTACAGGAAGCCCCAGAGCAGCTATTGAGTGGTTCTGGACTCCCTCCTGAGTACGTCGCCGCCCTCGAAAAAGCCAACACTCACCACATCTTTGGCGAGATCAAGAATCACGTCGCCAATTTTGGCTACACTATGCTCTCGGGGTTCAAGGCCCTTGAGCACATCATCATGCGCGACTCAGCGGCACACGCCGACGCCAGTTCCGCGTGGGATCGCGTTGAAGCAGCCCTTGATCAGGCAGGTGCCAACTTCGAGGACGAGAAGGCCGCAATCAAGGCTTGGTTCCGCGCTAGTGACCCTCGCCCTCCGATCCTGACACAGCCACAGGCCCCAACCGACCCAGTTGCCGACCCAGCAACCGACCCAGTTGCGGAAGCCACGACAGAAACGCCCGCAAACGAATCAGTTGTAGAGCCGGTCGCAGAACCTGTGTCGGAAGCTCCAGCAGAAACTCCGCCCGTGGAGTCCGCGCCTGAAGTCCCGAATATCCGCTTGGAATAGCAATCCATGTCCGTCCGCAAGGATCATCGCGCACCAACGCGCCTTGCTCCTGTCTGGGAGACCCTGAAGTGGAAATCTCCCAGACCTGCGGCGGAGGTGTTAAAAGCACCAGAATCCAATCAATTAAAACCAAAACTTAATCAATCACATGAGCTCAGGCCCGAAACCCGTTGACCTCGTCAACGCCCCTCCTCACTATACATCTCACCCATCTGGAATCGAGTGCATCGAAATTACTCGCCACATGGGATTCAATCTTGGAAATGCCATGAAATACATCTGGCGCTGTGACCTGAAAAAAAATGCTGTTGAAGACCTGCGCAAGGCAGTCTTCTGCATTAACGACGAAATTGCCAGACGAGGGAGCATTCCCAAATGAAAGACTGGCTGTTCTCTCGTCTTTACAAGTGGTTCGTATGGCCATTCGTCATGCGCTCCATGGCTCGCGATGCCACAAAATCTATCATCTCTGACGGCGAGGTTGTGCTGGAATGGTGGGTGGATGGCAAGAGGACAGCCAGCGCTGGCTCGGGAGGGCTGAAGCAGGCATGGAACTCAGGAATTTCTAAAGAGTATGGGAAATACGATCGCGACTTCGACGAGACATTAAATCCGATAACCCAAGCATTCCCGAAAGAGTTTTCCACCACAGGAATCGACGGGATCACCCGAAAATACCGCTCAACTGGCGGAGATGGCGGATGCGAAGAAATTACAACGTAAGACAATATCCTATGAGTGAAATCATTCCAAAATCTCAAATGAGCTGGGGGGCCGGGAAAGGTGATTGGGAAAGACCCATCGACCCCAAGGTTTACAAGGAAAACCTATCCAATGTGAAATTCTCAGGAAAGCACTCCGGGACGCCAGTTCGCAAGAAACTCGGGAAGACGACGTACAAGTATTAGGTCGTAGAGCTAGTATTCATGGGCGTCTGTGGCCCATGAAAATAATTGAAAGTTTTTCTCGACAGTTTCTGTGGTTGGGTTATTTTGGGTCTCGAAAGTTAATCAATCAATCAATTCATAAATAAATGAAACTTCAAATTACCCATCGTTTAGATTCATCCAAAGTGCTGTTTAAGGGAGATGCAGATTCAATTCTCGCATTGCTCAAAATGGCAATTTCATCCGGTGCCAACCTGTCCGGTGCCAACCTGTCCCGTGCCGACCTGTCCCGTGCCAACCTGTCCGGTGCCAACCTGTCCGGTGCCAACCTGTCCGGTGCCAACCTGTCCCGTGCCAACCTGTCCCGTGCCAACCTGTCCCGTGCCAACCTGTCCGGTGCCAACCTGTCCGGTGCCAACCTGTCCGGTGCCAACCTGTACAGTGCCGACCTGTCCCGTGCCAACCTGTACAGTGCCGACCTGTCCGGTGCCAACCTGTCCCGTGCCGACCTGTCCGGTGCCAACCTGTCCGGTGCTTTGAATGCGGATCTTGTTATCGCCAGAACCCGCATTCTCGGGGAAGGTGACTTGATTGGATGGAAGAAATGCCAATACGGTAAAATCGTCAAACTACTTATTCCCAAAGATGCGAAACGATCTCACGCATTTGGCAGAAAATGCCGCGCTGAGTACGCCGATGTATTGGAAATCTCGGAAGGCAAAACTGCTAAAAGCAATAGTGATACAAACAGCAGTGTAAAACCTCTTACCTATAAGGCTGGAGAGAGGGTTGTAGCACATGAATGGTGCGAGGATTTCACACAAGAATGCGCCGCAGGAATCCATTTTTACATCACCGAAATCGAGGCGAAGAATCACTAATCTAACCCAATAAATCCCATGTATACAGGAATCGACACAATCACCCTCTCAAAAGCCATCAGCGATGCTGGCTCCGTCTTCCCAGTCCAGCGCGACTACATCACCGCTAAGGCGGAGGCGATGTTCCTTCGATGGACATACGCCTTCCTGCCTGTGCTGGAGGTTCACGATGTTCTGGAGGTGGAGAGCGAATTTGCATTCGAGCTCCTGAACCCCGAGACGGGCGGATCATCTAAGACCTTCCTTGAGGCTGGCAAAAAGGATGGCGTCCTCCGTCATCGTGCCACCCGGGAGATCAAGCTGCTGGAGCACAAGACGACCAGCGACCAGATTGGCGCTGATTCGGACTACTGGGCAGCTCTCGTAATGGACACACAAATAAGTAAGTACATCATCGACATTTCTCGGCAGTACCCCGAGTGCCGCAGCGTGCTGTACAACGTGATGCGCAAGCCCGCTAACCGACCCCTCAATGTTCCAGTTCTCGATGCCGACGGCGTCAAGCAGGTAGTCAACCTCGAAGGCGAGCGCGTCCGCACCAAGGACGGCAAAAAGTGGCGTGAGTCGGCCAGCGTGGATGACGGCTACTCGCTTGTCACTCGCAAGGAAACTCCCGATGAGTATTACGTCCGCCTTCACGATGAGATCGAAAGTGATCCCTTCAACTACTTCGTCCAGCGTGAGATCGTCCGATCCAATCGTGACCTCGAGGCGTACATGAAGGACGCATGGTCTCAGTCGCAGGTCATCCTGTACAACCGCCGCAATGCCCTCTGGCCAAAGAACCCAGATGCCTGCCATCAGTACAGCACCTGTGAGATGTTCAATCTCTGCGCTGGTCGGGCATCTGTGGACGGCATCAACTACGCCCGGAAAGAGGTAAAGCACGCAGAGCTGTCAGAAAAAACTAACAGTATTTCTGACAAGTCTCTCCTGACAAACTCATCCCTGCGAGCCCTCCGCAAATGCCCTCAATACTACTTCCTGAAGTACGAGGAGCCCGTGGAGCGCGTCAAGGAAGACAAGGAGGCCCTGATCCTCGGAAACTACGTCCACGCAGCCATAGAGGCTTTCCTAAAGCCCTTCATTGTTCAGTAATCACCAACCAACCAAAATAACTAAAATAAATCCCATGGAAGTAGAAAATTATATTACAAAAAAAGAAGTAGCAAAGAGGATGCAAATTTCCGAAAGAACTGTATGTACTCTCATTAGAGATAAAAAAATCCCCTATCTCAAAATCAACCGATCTATTAGGTTTAAGTGGAGCGATGTGGAGGGGGCCATTATTGCATTAAATGAGTCTTCCAGCCAACCCTAATAAATAAACACCATGCAACGTCAAAACCACGGGAGAGTCGGCCCAATCAACCAAATGGAGCGCGGATACCGCCGTATCCTTATCGCGATGGCCATCGCGTCATCGTCATCTGGCTTCGGCCTGTTCGATAAGATTGGAAAATTCGCTCGCAAGGGGCGCATCCGCTTTAAGGATTATTACGATCCAAAAACCCGCGAGATCGATCGCATGATCAAGCGCCGGTCTCTCGACGCTTGGGCTGCATCGCAAAATTATGCAGGTTGGGCTGGACACCCAAACTCGCCTCAGTAATAGTCCACATCCACATCAAACCAATACATCAATGAACCAACGTCTCGCTACCTGTGGTTGCGCTGAAACCATCATCAATGGTCGGCGTCTTCCGTTCGTCCCGTTCCATGATTGTGAGTACATCCACAATCGCAATCTCCGCATTCCAACAGCAACCAAGCTGGCGGAAAAATCATCAGGCGATCCCAGGTCGGAAGGCTTTGGACGCCGCTTCACCCAAGCATTCAGCAACCACATGGATCGCCTTAGTGCCGTCCTCCTTAAGTAAAACATCATGAGTATCCTCGACAACATCAAACGCGGCGGTCAAAACCTCCCGCCTCGCGTCCTTCTCTGCGGGCCTGAAGGTATCGGCAAGAGTTCTTTTGGAGCCGCATTTCCTGACCCTCTCTTTCTGGCACCAGAGGAAGGTCTCACTGGGCTCGACCATGTCGCGCATCTTTCCCCGGCATCGTGGGAAGAGGTGCTCGATACTGTCCAAGCGCTGACGGTAGATGCACATGGCCACAAGTCATTCGTCATCGACACCAGCGACTCACTGGAGCGCCTGCTGCACGACTACCTTGTTCGCAAGGCTAACTCGCCAAAGATTCAGTCGATCGAGGACGTTGGTGGGGGCTGGCAGAAAGGCTACAAGGCGGCGGAACAGGAGCTTTCTGTTCTTCTCCAAAAACTCGATCTGCTTCGCGCTCGCCAGAATATGTCGATCGTCATCCTCTCCCATGTTGAAATCAAAAACTTCATGTCGCCAGACGGCACCGCATGGGATCGCTACCAACTCAAAGGACACAAGTTCTTTACAGCTCTCCTGCGCGAATGGCCAGACGCCTGCCTATTCGCCACCTATGAGGTCTTTAAAATGAAGGAAGGACGCAGCGAGAAGGCTATCGCCGGGGATCGCGTGATCCACACCAACTGGAGCCCTGCATGGGAAGCCAAGAATCGCCTTGGATTGCCTGATGTGCTTCCATTGGATTACGAAGTTTTCATCAGGGAGGTTGAAAAAAACAGCCCTCCATCGCTTCGTAAAAAATTCCTCGAACTGCTCGAAACATCCACGCTGGATGCCGAGACGAGGAAAGCATGGGTTAAAACCCCAATTGAGCAAGTTGCCCCTGATCGTATCAGGGCAGGAATCGCGAAGCTGGAGAATCTCCAGCCAAGCAAGTAGCAAACACCCAACAATAAGGAAATCAGTACATGAGCCAGAATGGTTATTTAGATAAGGCGGGCGATTTTGTCGTCCGCGTCGAGCCACGATTTGACTCGTGGTTCACTAAATCCAAGGAAAAAGGAACCCTTGGAATCCGCCTCACACTCGTCGTCGATGAAGGCCCTGAAGAGGGCGCAAAGGCGGAATACTACGGCTGGCTCACCCCGGCAGCAGAAGACCGTACCCTTGCCACCTTCGCCAAGGTATTTGGTGACATCTGGGACATCGATAATATCGACGCCCTGATTGGTGAGAGGGCTCGCATCTCCGTCGAGCTAGAGGAGTATGACGGCAAGCTCCGGGCTAAGGTCAATTGGCTCAACCCGCTCAATGGAGGAGGAAACTCTGCCCCAGAGGGAAAGGAAGTTGAGGGCCTGCTGGCACGCCTGCGGAGCAAGAGCAAGGCCATCACCAGTAAAGTACTCGAGGATGAAGGGAAGCCAGTGGAACGGGACGGAAAGAAGCCATCTGTAGCAACAGAGGAAGACCCGGAGATTCCATTTTAACATTGACTAGTTCCATTCTGGCTCTAATCTCCGCGCATGAAAACTTGCTTCAAATGTAAATTGTCTTTGGACATTTTTCAGTTCTATAAACACTCGAAAATGGGTGATGGACACCTAAATAAGTGCAAGCAATGCACAATACAGGACACTGAAGAAAGAAGGAAGCGTCTGGAGATGGAGCCGGGATGGGCTCTTGCGGAGCGGGAGAGACACAGGAAAAAGGCGGCCAAGCAGCGCCTAAATAAAACCGCCAGTAAAAGCAATCCAGAAACAAATAAGTTATGGATTAAAAGAAACCAGCATAAGAGAAGGGCGCACAACGTAGTTTCTAATGCCCTGCGCGATGGACGACTACACCGCCACCCATGCTGCATATGCGGCAATAAAGCCCAAGCCCATCACGAGGATTATTCCAAGCCACTGGAGGTAATCTGGTTCTGCCCAAAACATCACGGACAACACCACGCATCACAACGAGATCAAGAAGTTATGAAAAAACTAACCAATCAATAATATGGGAGCCACCGTCACAAAACGAGAGGCTTCCCTTGAATCAAAATATCCTTGCCGTGATTGCGAGCGCGTAATCACTGGCAAGGAGGTTCAGGAAGGAGTACAAGTCTATTACGCCGACAGACACCGAGACCCACTACTGACAACCTATCGTTGCTCAGAGTGCTTCGACGATCGCCTTCAATCATTTCACCATTGAAAATCGCAGAGAAAATAATTCAAAAGGCAATCACAAGTTGTCTTGATAGGCTGGGGATTCCCCACATCTGTCCGCCGATGTACATGCGATCAACCCTCCCGGTTGGTTGGCCTGACCTCACGTTCGTTGTGAAGGGAATCCCTTATGCCGTCGAAGTCAAAACAGCCGTAGGTAAGCGCAGTAAAGAGCAAATCGAGATGCACGAGCGCCTATCGCGCAACGGCTGGCATGTTCACACCGTCCGATCTCTCGATGAATTTCTGAAAGTCATCAACCCTTGACATCCTCCCCGGCCTGAAGGCGCGGGGATTCCAAGAATACAAATATGCTAGACATTTGCAGAGCTAGGTTGGTTGACACTTCGACGAGCATTGCGCGCCGAGGCCGAAGCCTTGGCGTGACTGATATGCTCTCCATGTCCTTTAACCGGCTGTCCACCGGCAAATTGAAGAATGTTTTTCGCGGCATTCTGATCTCTGTCCAAATGCTCGCCGCAGTTTTCGCATTTGAACTCGCGCACTTCCAAACCAAGGCTGCTGTGTATGTATCCGCAGGAATTGCACCGCCTGCTGCTTGGGAAGAATCTGTCTGCTACGCGCAACTCGCGGCCATACCAGGCACACTTGTAAGTCAGCATCGAACGGAACTGCCCAAAGCTGGCGCAACTGATATGCTTTGCGAGTTTGTGGTTCTTGACCATGCCGCGCACGTTCAAGTCCTCGATTGCCAGAACATCGAACCGGCGCACCAAATCTGTGGTGAGCTTGTCCAGTGTGTCCTTCCGGCAGTTGGCGATCTTGGCGTGCAAACGAGCCACTTTCAACCGCTGCTGATTCCAACGGCCGCTGCCCTTGATGCGACGGGCGAGAACCCGTTGCAATCTCGCCAGCCTTGCGGCGTGGCGGGCAGTGTGGCGTGGGTTGGCTATTCGAGTGCCGTCACTCAAGGTTGCCAAACGGCTAATTCCAAGGTCAATCCCGACCTTGCTTCCAGTCTTGGGGAGCGCGGCCTTGGCTGGTTCGTCCAGACAAAGACTCACGAAATAGCGTCCATCCCTGCCCTTGGTTATCGTGCAGGTAGTAGGCTCGCTCGCGAAACCGCGACTCCATTTGACATGAAGCCGACCGACTTTGGAAATTGTGAGGTTGCGGTTTTCCGCATCCCATTTGAAACCGCCAGAATGATATTCGGCGGATTGCTTGCCGTGCTTGGAAGCAAACCTTGGATAGGCTGTCCGCTTGGCAAAGAAATTGGAGAACGCAGTTTGCAAGTGCCGCAATGCCTGCTGCTGTGGGATGCTGGACGATTCACGCAGAAAAGCAAACTCGCCGGTATTACGATGTTTAGTCCAAGCCGCGCTGCTGGCGTTGTAATTGACCGGCTTGCCGTCTTTGAAGCTGTCCGTGCGGAGGCGCAAGGCAAAATTGTAGGCGTGCCTGACACAGCCGAACTCCCGCGCCAGTTGCCGCGCTTGGCGGTCTGTCGGGTAGCATCGGAATGTCATGCGAACTTTCACTTGCAAGAATCTACTCCGTCTTGTAAGGTTTGTCCAATGCTAATTTCAACCCATAAATAAATCCAATGAACCCAAATAAAAACCCCACACAATGCGAAGCTATCCTCAACTTCCTCCAGAATGGCCATGTCCTGACCGCGCTGGATGCCCTACAGCTCTTCGGATGCTTCCGTCTGGCGTCTCGCATCCACGAACTCAACAAACTCCCGGGAGTGACCATTGAGAGCAAGAAGGTCGAAGGCGAGAATGGTAAGCACTGGAATGAATACAGGATTGCTGCTTGAACTACTTCCAGCACCACATCGGAGACTATCGCAGGGACACTAGTCACCTCTCCCTGATTGAGCATGGCGTTTACCGCCAGCTACTCGATTGGTACTACCTTGACGAGAAACCAATACCCGCCGAAACCCAAGTGGTTTATCGTCGGTTATCGGCAAAAACCGAGTCGGATCAGGCCGCTGTTGATGCGGTGCTCGCTGACTTCTTTCGACCCACCAAAGAGGGATGGAAGCACAAGAAATGCGAAGAGGTTATCGAGGAGTATCACAAAAACTCTGAAAAAAATAAGGAAAATGGGAAAAAAGGAGGCCGTCCTCCAAAAGAGAAAAATAACCCACAAGAAACCCAGTCGGTTATTGTTGGGTTGCCAGAACAAACCGAATCAAAAGGCAACCAAGAACCATTAACCAATAAACCAGAAACCAAAGAACCACAAACCAGTCTACCCCCTAAGCCCCCAAGGGGGCGAGAGAGTGACTTCGAGACTTTTTGGGCGGCATACCCCCGAAAGGTTGGAAAGGATGCGGCTCGCCGCTGTTGGATGAAAAAGAAGAACCTTCCGCCTGTTGAGAATGTTCTGGCTGCTGTGAAGAAGCAGGTGAGGTCTCAAGAGTGGCAGCGCGATAGCGGACAGTTCATCCCTCACCCGGCAACTTGGATCAATCAAGGTCGATGGGACGATGGCGGAATGGACTACCAAGCGCTCTCGGGCAAGCCTCAGCGGGCCGCATCACCACCAGCCCCACAGGGGCCTTCGGTTGAAGAGCAACGCGAGGCGCTGGCGCAGGAGTGGTTTAACAAACAAACATTCGCCTCCGCTCCGCTTCCTCACAAAGATTGGCCACCAGAGCTCAAAAAACAGTATGAGGATTATCTGGCCGCCGAGATGGCTGAAGCATTTGCAAAAATCCGCCGATCATGAGTAGAAAACTCGACGCTGTAAAAAACCTTGCCCTCCACCCCGGAACCGAAGAAACGGAGTGGCAAGCTGCTGCGATTGCATATTTCCGAATCCTCCGGGCCAATGGTGGCAAGGAGCCAGTTGATAAACCGCAGGGCGTTCGCATGGAGCATCCCATGCACCACAATCCAAAACCGTGGTATCCGTTTGGAAGGTCGTCAGCACAGGAGGACGCGGAAGCGCGACGGGATAGCGAGTTCTATAGGTCGGAAGAATATCAACGCCAAAGAGCGGAGAATGCATTTTCAATGCCATTCGCAGAAAAATGGCATGACGATGTATGACAAGGAAAGACTACGTCACAAGCCAATGATTTCAACGATGCCTTAATGAGGGCGGCCCAGCAGGCTCAGGCCCATGGATGGCCATTCAATGAAGAAATTTACCGTCGCGCAAATGGCGGTTAAAAATAATTGAAAATAGTTGTTGCCATTCAAACCCAAGCGACTATCTTAAATCTCGAACGAGGGAAACCTCACAACAACACACTAAGGACACAACATCATGAACGGAAATACCTCAAACATCTACACCAGCAATGGACAGCCCCACCGCACCAATGTCGCGGAATGGGATCGCAAAATGGCTCGCGAGAAGATCGCCAAGCGTGCTCAGGAAGCCGCAGCCCGGGCCAACAAATTCAGGAGCTAATCACTTTCTCCATGATGCACAGGGTCGCCCCCTGTTCTCCAAAATAGCGTGACAGCCGGGAAAGTACCGGCACTAATTTCAATCAATAAATCCAATGAGCAGATCAGTATCACACCACCCATACGCCATTGCAAAGGCGTACCTTTTGTTTGACCCGGACGACCATGAAGACTGGACGGTCTTTCTGGATTACATTCGTGATGTTTTCACAGGAAAAGCTGGTCTTGAAATCAACATCGCGGGACAGAAGATCACCCATTTTCCAGCGATGGAAAAAGTGGATTCATGGGCCGACCGCGAGGCGCATGTCATCCTTCGGGGAGGGCTTTCAGAAATCTCAATGAATGAATACGGCGGGCTTGTCTGTATCTCGCTGGCCCCGATCGACCCGGACGACACCCATCACGTCATGGCATGCCATCACGCCGGGGCTGCGTTCCAAGCATTCATGCTGGCAGCATTCCCTGCAACCTCTTTGAAAAAAGTAGGAACTTTTTCAAGTGGCGAGGAAGTTTTCACGCGGATCAACCCAGAGCCACCAGTGGTCGCTCCACAACAACAAGACGCATGAGTAAACGCGATACATCAACCGTGCTACTGGTACACAGCCAGCACATCCCAAAAGAGACCATTATGCCGAAAGGTGTGGAGGTCGCAGCGTGGCAGGAGATTCTGGAGCGATTACAGCCCCATGAGCACTTTGTCGGCTGCAACCCATTCACTGAGACGGGCAAGTCAAACAACCGCATCTGGGTGGCATCACAGCGCGGCAGGCTGTGTCCTGTGTTCGTATCAGCTCACACCAAAATCATCGACGCGGTGAAAAAAGTGCGGCAGTTGAATCGTATTTACCCGCGCTATATTGGATCGACCCCAATAGGAGGATTGTTCGAGGCTTCTGATGTGCCTGAATCCCCGGCAACCGAGGAAACCGGACTGTGAAAGCAACCAAATCCAAAATCATGGCCAAGATTGGCCGAAAGGGAGGACGAAGCAAATCCCCAATTAAACAGGCAACCGCCATCCTAAATGGACGTAAGGGAGGCAGGCCCAAGAAAAAGAAATGAGGCGATCACCATTAACTCGTAAGACACCCATGAAGCGAGTGTCTGACAAGATGAAGGTGAAAAACGCCGAGTACAAAAAACTCCGATTAATCTATCTCAATGAAAACCCTATCTGCGAAGCCTGTAAAG